TGGCCAGTCGCGGGATCGCCAGGTTACCGTTCGGCAGCGGGATGCTTCGCGCCCCGAGCTTACGCACGATGGTGCGGTCGCGCAGGAGCTCAATCACCTCGTTCTGCATGTTCTGCGGAACGAGCGCGCCGCCTGAATTGGCTGCGGTCGTGATAGCCATCGACAGCCCCTGATCGTTCAGGTCTTCCGCAGCGAACGAAGCGGCCTGCTGCAGATCGCCCTTACCCGCCGCGATGGCCATCACCATGCGGGTCATGCCTGCGCCTTTGTACTGAGCCGGTTCGGCTTTCACCTGCACCGCCGGTGCGTTACGACCGTTTTGCGCAGCCTTCACCGGAATTGCCGTGGTGGCAGCGAGGCGTTCTGCCGCTTCCAGACGCTCAATGGACGCCGAAAGCTCATCAAACTGAGCCTGCAGGTCAGTGAATTGCTCCAGCTGCTCCGCGCTCAGCGTGCCGCCGTTCATTTCAATCTGTGCCAGGGCCTGAACCTGAGTGTTAATACCCGCACGCTGGCGACGCAGTTCTTCGATTTTGTTCATCGTTTTTCTCTCTTTTACGCATAAAAAAAGCAGCCATCTGGCTGCTTACGGTGACGCTTCGCGTCGGGTTACATACGGGCCTGCTGATCCATAACAGCAGCACGTAACTGGATACTGGATTGCTGGGGCGAGGGTTTGTATTTCGCGGCAATCGCGTTGATGGCTGACTGAGGATCAGACATCTCATCTGCCAGCCCTGCCGCTATGGCGTTCTGCCCGAAATACAGCGCGGCCTGGGTGCCGATAACGGCGTCGATATCTATGCCGCGATACTGCGCGACGGAGGACGTGAACGTCTGGTATGCGCCGTCGATCATCGCCTGTATCTGGGACGTGGCCAGCTCCGTCAGCGGTTCATGTGGAGAGCCGTTGTTCTTGTTATCGCCGCGCGAGAACGTGGTAAATTTCAGCCCCACGCTCTCCTCCCATTTCGATGCTTCCATGTGCTCCAGGATGACCCCGATGGAGCCAACGCCGCTGGTTTCGCTGACGATAATTTTGCTGCAGGCCGACGCGATAAAGTACGCCGCAGAGAACGCGCTGAAGTTCACGATGGCCGTAATGGGCTTCACGCTGCGCGACTGATAAATGTAGTCAGCCAGCTCCTTACAGCCCGATACCGCGCCGCCGCCCGAGTTAATATCGAGCACGATTTCTTTAATGCCCGGGTCGTTCAGAAGGGAAGCCAGCTTGCCACGAATACGCTCGTAGCTGTTCAGCTCCGTACACATATTCACGATCTGGCCACGCCGGGGGACCAGAATGCCGTGGACAGGAATAACGCCCACGCCGCCGCCGCTTTGCTGAGGTTCATTCGTTTCCTGTGACTCATCCGGCCCCAGGGCCATTTCCAGCGGGGCCACATTCATGCCCTGCAGGCGGGGAACCAGGATCGACTTCACCGAGTCCATGATTTGCCGCGTGGCGTAGTGAGGCACCCCGAACACCTGGTCAGCCAGGTGCGGCAGGTTGATTAATTTCGACATTGTGTATACCTGTGAGAGCCTGATAATCAGGTTTTATGCAGTTCGCTGCAGGATTGCGCTGATTTCGCTTATCTGCGCGGGGGTGGCTTTATCCAGCCCGTGAACGGTGCTGGTATCGACCATATTCAGCGGCGTCAGATACTTGTCGCCGCCCTCTACCGGGGCCATGTTCTCCATGCGCCGGATATCGTTTACCGACAGCCAGCCCCACTGGCGGCCCAGCGCGTAGGACTCGTAACGCGATTTCTGATCGCCGCGTAGTAGCGACGAGACGTTGAACTCGATGTAAAAGTCGCGACGCTCGCTGGGTAACAACAAATCGCGCATCATCGCCGCTTCATGGCGCTTCAGCCAGGCCAGCAGCGTGTACATCACGTACTGAAGCCCCTGGTGCTCGATGTTGTTGTTGGTCGATTTGTCGAGAAGTTGAATCATGTGCGGCGGGATTTTGTAAAGCCGACAAACCTCGTTTACCGTCCACTGGCGCGACTGCAGCAGCTGCGCTTTTTCGTTGTCCTGCGACAGCTGCTTATAGCTCATGCCCTCCTGCAGCAACGCCACGCTGAAGGCGTTTCGCACACCGGAATACCGGTCCGTCCATTTGGCCAGAAGCTTGTCAATTGACGCCTGGCTCTTGATGGCTCCCGCCTCTTTGGGGCGCTCAATCACACCGGACATCGTGGTGCCACGGGCGAACACCTGCGCGGCGTGCTGCTCAACCGCCATGCCCAGCCCGAGAACGTCCGCGTTCGTCTGAATCGGTGAGGTGCCGATGTACCCGTCGAGCGAGAAATACTTGATGTGGTGCATCATGCGCATCGGCACCGTTTCACCCAGCTCAGGCAGCTCGTAATACGGCATCCCGTCCGGCCCTTTCAGGACGATGACCTTTTTGGGGTTAATCGGTATCAGTTCAGCGATATCGCCGTTGCCGTGCCGGTCAATCAGGGAATAGCTGTTACCCTCAAGCCCCAGCACGCCCTGCTGCTGTTCGTAATACTCAAAGCTGGTGTCCTTTCTGTTCGGCTGGGAGTGGATTACATCGTACAGGGGATGATCCGTTGCCCTGCGCCGACCGCCTTTTTCGTCGCGCTGATAAAGCTCGACGGGCAGCTGGGCGATGGATTCGGCAAGGAGCGTTACGCAGGCGCGTATGGCCCCAATCCCCATTGCCGTTTCCGGCGTAACCAGCATGCCCGATGAGCTCTTGCTGGCGCTGACGCTCCCGAGAACCGTTGTCCAGTTACTCCCTCCCGGACGCGACCTGCCCCGGAAGAACTGAGGAATGAACATCAGTTACCCCCTGGAGAATCATTCGCAGGCGCAGCGGCTCTGGCAGCAAAATAGGATGCCAGAAGGCAAAACACGCCTGCAGCAATAACGCCTGCAGGCGGAAACACCATCCACGCGCCAAACGAGATAAGCGCCGCGCCGAACAGGCCGATCATAAAAGTAATAATTGCCGTTAACATGCGACGTCTTCCTCATCATAAACGGATTGATTGCTGGCCCGACCGTTCAGCATTGCGCGGCCGATAGCCATAAACAGCGCTGTCGCGCCGTCGATTTTTGACTGCTTGTCGCCCTTCGTCGGCCGGACGATATCGTCGCTTCCGGGGACATTTTTTCCGATAACGTTGCTGATACACCATGACAGGACCGGGTTCCCGTCATGGTGGAAACGACCGCCAGCGAGCGCCGCTTCCAGCTCCTTCATCGGCGGCGACATGTTGGTGTAGTCCTGCCGGATAGAAATGGGCTCAAACCCGTGGTCCTGCAGCTCGTGGCTGAGTGCCGTGGCCCCGCTGGGGTCGATGGGGATTTCGCTGACGCGGACCTTATCAATTTCCTGAAGGTCGATAATGCTGGCCAGGATTTCGCGATAGTCCGCTTCTGCCCCATCTGTCGCTTCAAGCGCCCCCATTTCGACGAACTTCACATACCGGTCTGCAGTTTTGGCAATTTTCGGGTCCGTGCTCCGGACCGTGTCCTCCGGTACCCAGAATTTCGGCCTGATGCAGTAGTAGTGTTTCTTACCCTCAATTTCGCGGACGAAAACGCCAACACCCGCGTTAAGATCAAGACGCTGGGCAAGGTCCAGACCGAGGAAATAATCCTCGCCTGCAAAGTCCTCGTAGCGCAGGGATTTATCGGCGGCGGCATGCCATTGCGTCATGTTGTAGAACGCGGCTTTACCGGATACCCAGATATTCAGGCGCTTCGTTTTAAAGGCATTGACCTTGCGCGGAACCTGTTTAGCGACCTCCATCTCCGCCAGCAGATCGTCATACGATATCGACACGTTGAGGTTAGGGTTCGCTTTAATGAAGTTGGTCGGGTCGGTCCAGTCGTCCCCTTCATCGAGCTCATAAATCAGGCCAAACAGACGGTCGTTAGGCACATGCCCGTTGAGCATCTCCTTGACCTGCTTATCCTTGTCGTAGCATGGCGATTCCAGGGACGTACCCGCCGTGGTGATGATTAGCGTCAGCGGCTGTGAACGTGCGCCCATGCCCAGCGTCATGGCTTCATACATATGATCCGTATCGTGCTCATGATATTCATCGATGATTGCGCAGTGTGGGCTGTCACCGTCGCCAGGCTTCCCGGCGATGGGCGCGAACAGCGAACCGTCCGGACGGGTCAGGCTGTCAACCCAGACCGAAATACTGAATTTTGAACGGAGCGACGGAAGGCGATCTGCCATCTGCCTGGCTGGGGTGAAGACCTTTTTCGCCTGCGCCATCGTAGTGGCCCCACAGTACACTTCCGCGCTGTTTTCACCGTCGGCGCAGAACATGTACGTGCCAATGCCTGCAGCGAAAAACGATTTCCCGTTTTTCCTGGCCACCCGGATGTACGCTTCGCGAAATCGGCGCTTTTTGGTCTTTTTGGTAACCCAGCCGAAAATTGAGCTAAATGCAAATGCCTGCCAGGGTTCCAGCTTCAGTTTTTGACCGGCTAAGTCACCGCTGGAGTGCGGTAATAGCTGAACGAAACGGCAGGCGCGTTCGGCCAGTTCGCGGTCGAACCGGTAGGGATAACCCTTATCGAGAGAAATTTTCAGATCATTAAAATGGCGCTGGCATGCCAGCTGGATGCTCTTGCAGGTGAGTATTTTCCCGTTCAGCACATCCCGCGCATACTGGTTCGCCATATTGACGCTCGGGTACGCGGCCATAATAAGTCCCTAAGAATTGGGAACATCGCCCCAATCAAAATTCGTCAAATTCATTGCCGGATTTACTTTCTTCGCCCGGCGCGCGTTTTCTGGCTCTGCTGTTGGGATCAAGTTTCAGAACTACGCTAAGACGGATAAGCTGTGAGATATACTTATCCCGCGCCTTTACTGCAGCTCCCATTTTCTGCCCACCGGCAGCAGTTTCATCCCCAATCCCATCAGCTTTTATTTCCTGGTTCGCGTCGTAAAGGAGTTGCACCGTATTGCAATATTCCATCAGCAGATAGCAGTCCTCCATTTCAAACGAACCACGGTTAATCAGAATTTTGCAGGTTCGTTTCCAGGCATCGATCGCCATCTCACCCAGCAGTTCATCTGGCGGTGAAACTGCACGAGTCAGAGAACTTACCTGCGTTCCGGTCTTCTTCGGCTTACGACCTCCCCCCGGCGATCTCACTCCGGTACTCATAGCGAAACACCTCAAAAATCATCAAAAAAAAATTTTTATTTCTCACGCGCAAAAAACTACCGGGAGCGGCAGTCCTTAAAAACGAAAGGGGTTGAGGATTTGATCCCCCCCCATGCGCTGACTGGCCGATTTTCACCGGAGACGCTCCCTTGCAGTCTTGGCTCTATGGCATGGCCAGCATAATGCCTCCAGATTGAAATCATCGTCCGTTCCGCCGTGAGCCTTAGCCAGGATATGGTCGACGGTACTCGCTTGGATTGCTATACCAGCGCGTCGACACTCCTGGCAGATATGTTTATCTCGCTGGAGAATACGTGCACGCCTGACTTCCCAGGGACGCCCGTAACCACGCTCTTGTCGGCTTTTACCGGTCTGATAGTTACGCCATCCTTCACCGGCATGCTGCTGCCGATGTTCATCGCAGTAACCGCTTGAGTCATTTGTCAGGGCAACACAGCCTTTGTGCCTGCATGGCCTTTTGATACGTGGGGGCATAACTAACAACCAACCTTATGTTTAAGTTTGTTCATATGTGTCAACTCCAGCGAGACTCGCTATATCCGCCAGAGGGAACAATTGATGAGATAACCGCAGTAAGGGATCAGACAAAGTCACAATACGAAAGGAAGTAAAGATTGCCGTCAGAACTTCATGAATAGCGAGAGACCACGAGGTCGCCGCCCCGTAATTACTGCGATAGACGGAAAGGACCCGAACAAACGCGAAAAATTATCAATTACAATGAATTGCATAAAAAAAAGACATGAATCACATAATTATACACCTGACCCAACATTTCGACTTTTGCTGGTTGAATTCATATCCTTAAGCACCATCTAAAGAAGTGATGTCAATATCGACATCTTATCTTGAGGGTCTTAATCATGGCTCAAAAGCCTGGAACCTACACCGATGACGGCGGCATCTGGCAAGAAGTTGGTCCGCGCGGTGGTAAAAAAGAAAACTATGCAACTGTGAAAGATAATGAAAAATTACCACCTACCTCTCAAAAGGGGCACGAGTGGGAATTAATCAATAAAACTCCAGACAGCAAAAAGAAATAATTCATGGGCTCATTTGAGCCCATTTCTTATCAACAAGGATATGATCATGCAAAAAGAATTTAAGACAGCTCAACTTTTTGAAGAAATAAACAAGATGAAAATCAAAAAGCCAAAACTATTAGATGGTCGTTATATACTTGACGATCAATACAGAAAGATCATAATTTACGCCACTCCATACAAAGCCGATTCTTATTGGTTCATCGACTCGCCTTCATTACCTGTTTCAGAACCTGAAAAGAAAAGAGCCTTAGATATCACTAAAGATTTTATATTCAATTGGAGCATTATTGAACCTGCAGAAAGTGGCAATAAGGCACAAGAAATGGAATCTTCACTTAAGGATTTCCAATCTCCACTCGAAAATGAATAAGCTTGTCACGTGTTAATTGCCATTTATGGCTTGCTAAAAAACTACTGATTTATCTTCAGAAGATTAATAATCAAATGCAACTACCTAGTGATTGTAATTTTCCTGTTCACGTTGTATCTGACGTATACCAGCAAAATTATTGTTGCCTTTTTCAATTACAGCCAGCAACGGCTTAATCCAGAGAACTGCCTGACAATACGTCATTGCTCTGGTGGAAACGGAACTATCATTGGCCGCGTTAGCTCTGTCGGAATCGGCGTACATGGCGCTGGCACGTAAACGGTGCGCGTATTCGAACAGCCCACCAGCAATGTCAGCAGGAACAGGCAGATCACAGGTTTTTTCACGGCGGAGAATCTCCCGGTATTCGATTACGGTTTCTTCGGTGCTGGTGTCGATCAGGGAGTTAAGCCTGTTGGCATGTTCTGCAACCTGATTGAATCGATTGAAGTTGAATGCCTGGGTGGCGATTACCTGCCCCTGCAAAGAGTTGTCACTTCGCAGAACGTCGTTATCGCTCTGTAGGCTACTGGCGTTTGAGCAACTCTTAACGAGAGCGGTCGAAAGGCAGGCAATAACGACAACTCCGATAAGATCAGGATTAATTTTCATTGGTCCAGCCCCCAGCATGCCAGAGCGCTTTCCTGATCTCGTCGTTCAACCTGACCGTAGCAGCCATTCTTCTGGCCTTTGGTCAGGCGGCAATCACGGCCACCATCTTTAATCCACCAGCGGATTGCCTCACAGGCCCCTTTCCGGTCCCCAGCATTGATACGCTTGTAGAACGTCGAGGGGAAACATTTACTGGGACCGATATTGTACGGGCAGAACGAAGCAATACCCGCTTTCTGCGGCTCGGTCAGCGGCACCTTAATATTGCGATCAACCCAAGCAAGTGCCTTATCCCGTTCGATGGCGTTTACCTGGTCGCATTTCACCTGCGTCAACTTCATGCCCTGCACCACCGGTTTGCCATCAACCATTGTGGCGCCACGGCAAATAGTCCAGATGCTTCCGCCGTCTTTGTATGCAGTAAGTCTGTCCCCCTCTTTCTCTTTAAGGAACTGATCGAGGATGGTCGGTGCAGATGCGCCAGTCAGCACCAACCCCAGAACAGTCGCACTCAACTTTGCCCGGTTACCCATTACTCACCTTCCTTTTGTAATGCGTCGACAACCACACTTGCCGCAGCCGGGCGTTCGTGAAGAGGTTTAGCGCCGACCCCTTTCAGGTAGTCATTAACCATTTTTGTTCGCTTCTCATCCTCTTTACGCCTGCGGTGTGCATCTACACGCCCATTGATGTAGGAGGCAAGCGAGATAAGCAAACCAGCAGCGCCAAAGAACATGAACACCAGATCCTGAGTGGTAAATCCAATGGCAGAAGCCAGAGCTGCTACCCACGCGAAGAACTGCGTGAAGATGTTCCCTGAATCGTTCATTTTCATCGTCTCTCACCTCGCTGTGTGCGGGTGCTGTGTGGGTGATACAAAAAAGGCCGCCCGTAGGCAGCCTTAAGATTTTTATGTTTAATCACCACAATCATGGGTGACGTTTGTTGTGATGCGGCTCTATAAAGACCGCGAATCTTTGAGGTGATTTGCTTACCTCAATTATTGGCACTTCCCAGCCAGTAACCATATTGAGATGCCTGGCATCTTGGTGAACTCTGACTGTTCCAGCGTAGCCGTTTCGATAGTAGGCCGTTACGTTGATATGTGAAGAATCTTTGCCGTTCATAATAACACTGTCCTTATGTTTTCCGGTCACATCTTGTGATCTACATCACATTATCACAGCGTGAAATTTAGGCAATAAAAAAACCACTTTTGAAGGCGGGCTAATGAGTGACTATTAGTAAGTAAGGTAGGTAGGTAGTCGTGAGTTTTGCTAACTGACCAGAGTGATGCAGTATCGGGCTGATTCACCATGGTTCAGGAGAACCATCAGACAGTTATCTTCGACTCACTTTTCAAGTGTAGCAGCAGATTACAAGACTATAAAAAAGCCTGCTTTTTATGGCAGGCTCTCAAGGGATTTGAATCTTTTAAAGTTGTTGTCGTGGTGCCGGGTGCCTCCCGGTGAATCTACCCCAGTCAGCAAAGCCGCGCACATACCTGCAGATAGCAGTTGACTGGAACGCCCTTTCGCTTAGAAAGGATTCACCACGCAAATAAAATACGTCTCATTCATTCCCACAGTCAATGATTGCCTGTCGCGAGACCTCTCAGAACGATGGGAAACAAAAAAGGCCGCCTACTGGCAGCCTTGTGAAAATAATTATAGTCACTTACATCTGAACGCTTCAGGGATAGATGGGTTTTCTCCAGATCGGCATGAAGGACACCACGATTGAATAATGTGCCTACCATCGCCCATATCCCTGAACCCAAAGTCTTCAGTTTTATAAAACACATGCACACCTGCATCTGCCGAGCACTTTGGGCAAGACTTATAGTCAACACCATTATGCACAGCATCTTGTGAATCGTTTAAAGAACATTCACAGACAGCACAAATACCCATACAGCTTCTCCTTGCGTTAACTGAAGGACAGCAATAGCAAAGCACTGTGGATATATCTTTGATAAAGATCGCTTTTTTGGAGTTGCAAGAGGTGCTTAAGCAGATTTCGAAGAGACTACTCTTAACAGCTTACGATAGTTTTTGCGTACGCGTTAGTTTTTTCTTATGATGGTAGCAAACCAATTCCCCTGGATTAGCGATGAGCTTCAAAGACATCTTCCCATTTCTGACGTTCATTCTTGGCATTTTTTTTACAGGTCATATTGAAGGGAGAAAAGAAAAAGCAAGAATAAAAACACTTAAGAAAAATGTTCTTCTTGAACTTGAAGATGAGCTTTCTATTCTGGAAAGGTCGATCAAAGTAACAAGTGAAAGCATTTATACTAGAATGATGAAACCGAACAATTTTCAGCATATCTCTCTCGGTAAAAGATTCAACCCTATCCTTTTGGAAAAAAACATTAATGATGTTTACTCTCATTTCAACAGGGATACAAGAATAGCTTTGAAAAATTGTTTACTACTAATGAATCAAATAAAAGAAAAATATAATTACGTCTGTGACAACTGGAAAACTGATAATATAAAATGCCGCGCCAAAGAAGAATCTATGCTTTACAGCATGTTGAGTCTTTACTATCTCTTAAACAAACTTAAAAATGAAAGGGATAGGTTCAGTCTCCCTGACATTCCTAACGATGAAATCGTAGATAGAGCAGCGGAGGCTTTACAAGTCCTCCGCCCGTTGAAGAAGAAGTAATTTATGCTTGTTCAACTAAGGACAATACTCCATTAATAAACCCCAAGGCCGTGTGGAGGTCTTTTCTTACTGTTCCGTCTGAGCATTTCCTTTTCTTGGCGATTGCTCTTAAAGAAATTCCGGCTACAAAGTGAACGATTATTAACTCGTATTCGTCAGGCTTATACTTCTTAAGACGCGCGACACAACTATCAATCATTATCCCTTCATCGTCATCACATTGCAGGCGTGACTTTTTACCGTGCGGCAGTAATCCTTTAAAACCAGCAGCTATGGGTTGCCAGTCGACTCCACTGCTATCAGCTGCAGCCCAGGCTCCCCAACGATCCATCACCTCGTACATGTCACGCATTTTTCTCTCCAATGTTTTCGATTATGACCATTCCCGTTTCGCCCCATACTTTTGTTGTCCGGGCGTCCCAAATGTGGGAATCATCCTCAAACAAGGCGTCCAACAGAGATTTTTTTAAGTTGTCCAGATCGGGCTTTTGCTGATGGGGTTGGCCGTCCATAGCCGCACGCTTTTTCTTGCTCCAGCTCGGCGGCATCGGCAAAACGAAAGTGATATGTGCTCCGCTCTCCGGTAACTGGATTCCATGAAGGCGAGCTTCATCGCAAAACATGCGATAACGCATCACCGGCGGCCGCTGTTTCCATTTATCGCGGCGAGTCATGCGGGGTTTTCCGACCGGAGTGATGATGTATTTAGGCATAGAACACTCCCAGCTCTAACTGGACCTGCTCCAGCAACTGCAACTCGGTACCGAAGTTTTTCTCCCATTGCTTACGACCAGCATGAATCGCCACACCATAACCGCCGTTGCGATGGTGCATATGGCACAGGGGAATTGATTTTCGATGGTCAGCGCGCTGGCTTGTGCCTTGCCCGGTTCGGAGATGGTGAATTTCAGCAGGCGTTTCGCCCAACTGCAGATTTCTGCACACGATGCAGCCCAATGCGGCCACACGCGAAAGATGGAGGCTATCTGCTTTCTTCATGCTGGACCACCAGCACAAGCAGAAACACCGTGCACGAACGTACGGTGTGAGTGACTTTGGGTAATGCTCTGCGCCATTTTGATTCCTCAGGTTGGCGCAGTAATCAGAGGGTGTTCAGCCCATTTGATTATTATAAATCAACACTTACGGCTTGAGAACCTTAAGGTCCTCTCGCAAGGAGTTTAGGTTTACAACCCGGTCTTCATCACCCAGAACCTGGGATGAAAGCCTATCACCTTCCCGGCGAATCAATGTGCGCAAGGCATTACTGGTCACCAGGTAATCGGTGATTTCACCATCGTTAAGACATAAAACAAGCAGTCCGTCTTTGGTGAGACCGGCGGCAAATTCATTCAATTTCATGGGCACATCCCTAAAATGGATTTCCCCTTGCGGGGGCGGTCCTTTTCTCCCTGCATGCTGATTTCATTAAGGGTTCCGCTAACCAGACGTCTAATAGGTTAGAAAGAGCAATTTCGTTTAATTGTTCTGTCTAACCGATCGGCATTCAAACACAGGGAACAGACCAGGCTTCCTAAATAACCGGTAAGTTATCAGTCACTGAAACACGGTTCAGAAGGAATGTGACAACCCCGATTACCTTCGCATCGTCCAGTGAATCACCTTCAATGGCCTCTCCCTCCTGTGTGATGAGTGCTTTTCCTTGAACTGTCACAATGTCCATTTTTCCGCAGAAGGAAATCAGTACCGAGTCACCCACGGAAGGTTGTTTGGCAACGTTAACGATCGCATAACCAGCCGACGTTTCTAATGTGCGGCAATTGGCGTCATAGCCACAGATGCTGGTAATACTGAGTGACTGCTCTGTGTAATCTGCTGCTGGTGATGGAAAACCCATGATTTCTCCCCCTCGCACGATAACTGTATATTTATACAGTACACCGATGCATAAGTTTGATCAACGTCATAACCGCACGAAATGCTAATAGGGAAAACTAACTGTTTAAAAAGAAATCAGACAGGAGGATTTATGTATCATCAGAAATATCATCATCTTAACGCGATACATAGACCTGGGTCAGTAAGACGCTTAGCAGGGCTCTAACCATCGAAGATGCGCAAGAAGTGCCTTTTCTGCACTCCATATCCAACAGCAATAACTAGATAGGTTTCTTCACATACTGAGTGACATGCATTTTTTTTCTACCGCCCTTTCAATGCTACTATTGCAGCAGGTATTTTATCTTCAAAAATAAGTGCTAATGATGACCACTAAAACTGAAAGACCCCAACTTGAACTCCCGGGCGGTGCCAACAAGTTATTGCTGCACTCATGTTGTGCTCCCTGCTCAGGCGAGGTTATGGAAGCTATTCAGGCATCAGGTATCGAATACACCGTATTCTTCTACAATCCGAACATACATCCGCAGAAGGAATATCTCATTCGTAAGGAGGAGAACATTCGTTTTGCTGAGAAACACGGCGTACCCTTTGTTGACGCTGACTACGATACTGATAACTGGTTTGAGCGAGCTAAGGGGATGGAATGGGAGCCAGAGCGCGGTATCCGCTGCACAATGTGCTTCGATATGCGTTTCGAACGGACCGCCCTCTACGCCGCTGAAAATGGGTTTAGTGTTATCAGTAGTTCGCTGGGGATCTCAAGATGGAAGAACATGCAGCAAATCAATGATTGTGGGCAAAGAGCTGCTGCGCACTATCCGGGAATGGTTTACTGGGACTACAACTGGCGCAAACAAGGTGGCTCCGCGCGCATGATTGAGATCAGTAAACGGGAGCAGTTCTACCAGCAAGAATATTGTGGCTGTGTGTATTCTCTTCGTGACACCAACCAGCATCGTAAATCTCAAGGCAGACCACTTATCAAGATAGGAAGATTATATTATGGTAAAGAAGATGTTTGAACCTAAATTGTAACGCAGAAAGTCATCTTTACTACTAAATCAGTATACATTTACTTCAACATAAACTGGGTAACTAATCGTGCTTTCGATTTAAAAATTAAATACTGATAACTTTAATTTACACTTGTGCCGTGAGCGATAGGCTTTCAATTTTTATCATCTATTATCAAAATTATTAAAGAAATTACCCACTTATAAATTCGCTAGCTAACAACATATCAAGCAGAAAAATTCATACATTCTCAAAAAAGAAATTAGTGAAAATCATAATTTGAGTTTAAAAAACGCCATCAGAAATTAGAAAACCCCTCCAGACCCACTACGAAAAGGAGTTTCCCGTAAGCACACAAAATAAAAAAACCTTAGTTATCTAATATAATGCTAAACCTCTTCAATATCATTAAAAATGTAATCATTGTTGAAATAAAGAGAGCATAACAAAAGAATGATATAGCTATAAAAAAACCCGTATAAAGAGATGTTGTTGTTTTCACATCATAAAATGAAAGTATTGCAGCCAAAATAACTATGATTATTGAAGTTAAAATAGCAAAGCAGATATTCTGACATAACTCACGATACAAACCAATATTCTTACTATAGGTTTTTATTTTATCTTCAACGATTTCTTTATCTTTTTTATCAATTATCTTACTTTTTTGATCATAAACCATTACAACAGCGCTCATAAGTAATGCTGTAGTGATGGAACCAAAATTAACCATTATACCTACAACCGATCCCGGCATAACCTTGAAAAATATACAAATAAGCAAAGAAGCTAATAATGGAAAAATAAAGTGTAGGCAGATATCAGATCGGGAAAGACAGTTAGCCCCATCTTCTTTCAAGCTAGCCACGTGATTTTTTATTAGCCAATAGACATTTATCTTGTTCATATACTGTACCCACTCCCATAAATCTCAAAAAGATAGTCGTTTATCTCATCTTTTATAGCGTCATGTAGGGCTTGAGCATCAGGTTCTAGAGTTATCGGATCTATTTTTAAGATTGTATCGTCTAAACCAATCGACACTCCCTTAGCGACAATATCTCTGAGATCAAAAACTTTGTTTTTACCATTAATCTGAGCAGTTATTTTAATTTTGTCGCTAATTGGTTCTATTATTTCAAGAAGACTATTTTGCGATGTCTTTTTACCAAAAAAATCAGAGACTCTACCTAATGAATAACCTTTATTTTTTATAACAATATCAGCAGTAGTCCTATTTCCTATAAGTCTCATTGCGTCAGCTGTATCTTTAGCAACTTTATAACCCACTGCTTTTATTTCAACAACATCTGAATTCTTTATACCCTGTGGTATATTCTGATGTAGTAAAGCGCGGACTCTTGCCTGAAAAGAAGGATTATTAGTAGCGAAGCCTGTCTCAAGAAGTGTCTTAACTGGTGTTCTGGCACTTAACCTCGAAGAATCATGAAATGCTACTATACCTGTATCTAAGCTATCCGGTAGATACATAAATACATATCTTTTTTTCTCAGTAACTTCATCATGGGATACTTTTTTATGATTTGTTGACGTAAGTAACTTTTGCCTTACAGTGTAATTCTCCCCATATCTTCCAGCATTTACAAAACCATAGATTATTCTTTTTTTGTCGTCAAATGTTAGGTTCCCAGTAGGTATTGATACAATAAGCTTAGTATCCACATCCTCAAGAGGTGTATCCAAATTATTACTTATAATTCCTTTTACTATGTCATAAGCCTTTATTGTTTGATCATTATTCAATTCACCAAGCTTGAATGATGTTCTTGCTCTGGGTTTAGTTAATACTCGAAAAGCTGACATATGGACTGCATGCATACGTAACCTACCAAGGTTGATTAATCATGTTCTACGTATATTAGTATCAAACAGTTGCGGCAGAAACAAGTTCATATCACATTTTGGTTTTTTTATTCATTCAGATTAAGGCTGCTAACTTAGATCGCAGTATCAGACACAACATGCAGCTGGAGATTTACTAATGCTACAAGCTTTTGAACTGTCTTGAGTGTGCTCTGAAAACGCTTCGGAATTTCAGAGCATAGCACTCTAAAGGTCATCTTCTCATGTAAACTTATGTTAGCTACGACTCCATTTACCTGTAGCATCCCGCAATTTTACTATCCAATTACAATCTTTTCATAAGACTGGTTATTAACATGCTATAACTTCGCTAACATTCTAACAAAATGAATTTTATAGAGAATTTCTCTATTTCATTCATTGCTTTGCTCCCCAATTAGGTGTTTATGGCGACGCAACTGGCGAACGGCATCCTGAAGTCGTTGTAGGTTTGTCAGCTTTGCCTTTGTACGACGGATTTCTGCTGATATAAATCGGGACGACGGGACAATTAGATCATTTGGTCTGGCAGTAAATGCAGGTATGGCCTCGATGATTTCTTCGGTCGTTTTTTCTGGCTTTGCATACCTAGCCGTATCAGTTGCAACAGGTTCGGTTTCAGGAAGAGACCATGTTACACCCTTCCCCTGCCCATTCTTGACGACAACCCCCTGACGCTCAAATGCCAGCATCACTGAGACCATTCCGCTAGCGTTACGCTGAACTGCGCTAGCCAACGCCGCTGTGGTCATTGCGCTATTATCTCGGAGCAGTCGGCGGATCATATCAGCAGCAACAGGAGCCGGTTCCTCACCTTTCAGGCGTGGTGCATTATTCACTGGCGCGACAGCTCGCTGCTTTGCCTGTTCTTTTGCGGTACCGACTGACCAGGCTCCATCGAAGAAATCACATAAACCCTGCTCTTTCTGTTCGCGCAGCATGTTCAGCGCTTCCACAGGCTCGATATCCAGGCGCGCTGCAACCTCACGGTAAGTAGCTTTGCCCATTGCTTTCAGTGCGTCTAAAATAGTTTCCATAATTTTATCCTCAAAATTCACTTAACAGGTCTCAGGTGGCTGACGTTTCCGCGATAGCTCTCCCAGTCAAAATTCACCCAAATTCCGTTATCCATGCGCAGGCGATCGATAACTCTCGCGCCAACGGTCTCAACCAGTGCGTCATAATTCAGGTTGGTCAGAACGCCAACCGGGCGCATTGCGGCCAGGCGGCGATCAATAATCTGGTTCAACAAAACTTTCTCGCCGCGGCTTTCGCGCTGAATGCCGACTTCATCGAGCACCAGCAGATCCACTTTGCAGAGGTCATCCAGCAGCGCAGATTCGGACTGCCCTTCGTCGTAGCAAGCCCGGGCGCGCAGAGTAAGATCCGGCACTGTCACAATCAGGACCGTTCGCCCCTGCTTCAGCAGATAATTTCCGATGGCCGCTGAGAGGTGGTTTTTCCCCGTGCCGGGCTTTCCAGTGAAAACGAAACTGGCAAAGCCGGTGCCAAAATTTTGCGCGTAGCTCTTGGCCATACTCAGCGCATGGCGCTGGCCGTCGCCCTCCACCGCGTAATTTGCGAAGCTGCAGCTGCGGTGCAGGTTCTGGATCCCGGATCGCCCGAAAATTTTCTCTGCCCGCGCCTGCTGGTTGATCTTGTCGATCTCTGCTGCGCGCTTTATCCCTTCTTCGCGCTGCCAAGCCATCAGCTCAGCTGCGCTGTTGAATTTGGGTTCAATGCCTGCCGGTATCACACGGCGAAGGCGATCGAGAATCGAATCTGCGTTTTGCATGCTTACCCCCTGAACCCTGGCGGTACAGTGTTATCCGGGCGGGAAATTTGATTGATATCCCGACCACCAGCCTTGTATTGCGCAGCCCCCTGTGACGGAAGGCGAAGAACCAGGTCATCCCATTTTTCACGCAGTTTGGACGGTGACATCACGTTCCGGCACCAGAACGGATCACGCTGTACACGCGAAAACATTTCACAAATTTGCTTATGCGTTCTGCCGTCAATGGCACACATCAGCCGGATTTCGTTTGACCACGCTGCCCAGTTCGGTTCTTTTGGACGTACCAGCTCACCGTCGGTTTCCGCGGCTTTCTCGTAGAGCTTGACGATGCGATTCCACATCCACTTGGCGCAGGTGAGATCTTCGTTTCTGCCCCACTGCCGTTTTCCTGCATGGGCAACCACTGCCTCAGGATGACGATTTAAAAACGCATCTTTGGTCAGCTGTTCGTCCGAGAGCGAAGCGTCCGGACAAGAATTATTTTCTGGTTCTTTGACTGGTTCAGAAGAGTGACTGATTCTGGGTGAATCTCCTTCACTACCCCCTGGTGAATGTGGTGCACCATCTGGTGAATCTCCTGCACTACCCCCTGGTGAATTTGCTTCACTACCCTGGTGAATCTCATTCACTAACTTCGCACTGGGGTTTGCACCGCTCAGGGTTAGCCGGTAGAAATTGCTGCCATTGCCTTTCGGTCCCGATCTTGTCTCTTTTCGCATCAGTCCAGACTCGCAAAGTGCGGCAACATGACTCATGACTGAACGACGGCTGATCTCGCACTGATCAGCTATATGCTGATAACTCGGCCAGCACTCGCCCTGGTCGCTGGCGTTATCAGCCAACTTGAGGAGAACAAGCTTGCGCAGCGGGTTTCCTACTTTGACCTTCATCGCCTGAACCATCAGTTCCATGCTCATAGAACACCTCGATACAACTGAACTAGACTGCGTTCGAACAAGTCGAAACAAGCTTCACTTTGACGCCGACCAGCTGCGCCAGCGCGTCGATGGCTTCCAGGGTCTCTCGCCGGATTACCTGTTGCGGCTTGCCGGTGAAGACCGCATTGGTGGCTTCGATACACTCTTTGTTAACCCTGGCCGCCCGGTAGTGCATGCAATCCTTCTGCGCCAGTTCGTTATCAATGGCTGTACGGATGGCATAGCTCAGCGCTTCCGCCTGTTTCAGGTAGTTCGGCGTATCGTTGCGGAACGCACGCTGAATAATCTGCTTGTTGTTGTGCAGCCGTCGCGCGTACTCATCCGGATCCGATACGTCATCAAGTGACTGAAGCAGATCGCCAAAGTGATGCGGGGTTATCAGCTGCGTGACCGTCTTCCAGCCCTTCTCCTGTGCCCAGGACTCCAACTCACAAGCCAGTTTTTTGATTTCCATCAGTCAGTATCCTCCTGAGCCGTTGTGCTATTTTTTGGCTTGTAATCAGGCCAAATTTCAGCCCAATCGCTTGGCCGCATATCAGATCGAGAAACCTTTCCATCGGTGAAGGTTTCGATAACGATGCATCGACTTGGCGAAATAGCAGCCCGCCCCGTTGCAAGTTGGGAGAGATAAGATTTCGATATCCCAAGGTGTTGCTCCAGCGCCTTACGAATCTTTGGCCCACCAGCTTTCAAAAAGTCATTGAGTTGCATAATTGCTCCTGTGTGTTTAGTTGTAAGTTTATAAACCACTAAACATTTATGTCAAGTTTTTGCTTGTTTAGAAATTACTAATCAAAATGGCTGCATGGACACAAAAGAAATCAGGCGTAAGCGCCTAGCGGCATGGTTTTCCAGCAGAACTTTGCCGGAGAAAGAGAAGAGCTACCTTTCACAGCTGATCAACGGCAAATCGTCGTTCGGCGAGAGAGCTGCGCGCCGTATTGAACGAGATTACGGCATGGCTCCTGGTTATCTTGATGAAGAATCTGTCGGTGAAGAGAGAAGATCTCCTCGCCCATTCGACGCGCGCCATGAAGAATTGCTTGACCTTTTCGACAGTCTTGCTGAATGGGAAAAAGAGCAGCACATGGTAAACCTTAGGGCTCAAGTAAACTCTATAGACAATGAGCTCAAGGCAAGACTGAAAGGCAAGTCCAAACAAGAAATCCTTCAGATGCTTAAAGACCTCGAGATAGACTAATTTCCCCTAAGACCGCCTGTTGCGGTCTTTTTTTTCCTCCAAATACAATCACATCCAATTTTTCACATCTTTTTGTTTACCTTTAACTTTACATTTTGGTTTATTTATTTATAAACTAAGATTAACGAAACACGCAGTAATCAGTAAACGTTCCGCCTACCCGGCGATAAGGGTGATTAGCCAAGCAAAGCAGCAAACAGGGGTTCGAGATGGAAAAAGCATACGAAGAGTATTTCAACAGTCTGGCGGAGGGTGAAGAA